TCGACATTCTGGCTCTGAAGAAAAAGGCTAAAAAGGAAGGAAAAATCCCGTGTGTCAGGTTGAACGGGACAAGTGACATCCCGTGGGAAGACATCAAGCTTGAATTCGGCACTGCAAACATCATGACTCTCCATAAGGATGTGCAATTTTACGACTACACGAAGAATGCCCGCAGGATGAGGGATTCAATCCCCGTTGCAGGAGTAAAAAGCTATTTCCCGACCAATTATCACCTTACCTTTTCCCGCTCGGAAAATAACCAAAAGGATTGTTTGGACATCCTGAACAAGGGAGGAAACGTTGCTATGGTGTTTGCAAACATGACGCAGCAGATCGGGTTTCTAGCTTTTAACCATGAAGTGATCGATGGTGATCTGTCAGACCTGCGGTTCCTCGACCCTTCTGGTGGGGTCATCGTGGGCCTAAAAGCTAAGGGCAAGGCGAAAAAAGACCTCTCCGGTTTCGTCCTCTGAAGCGTATGGAAACACTGCAAACACTCTTCCTAGTGATCTTCCTGATCGTAACCTACCTGACCACCATCAAACAGTGAAACAGTTAAGCGACTACCTCCTTGATTTACTAGGATTTACTCTCCTGCTAATTTTCCTGATTCTGTCAGCCTTACTCTCTAGAAAATAAATCACAGTTTAATCCTCCAAAATCGCCCCACTTTCCGAAAGGATTGTGGGGCTTTTTCTTGCCTAAGTTTATGGATATTAGGAGCCCCGAGCCCGCCCAGCCACCGACCCAGTCCCGACCCCTCCCACCTTGTGGGTCAGGGTACAGTCATCGTCCTTGCCTACGCTTACAGTCATATCGTCCTTGCCCACATTTTCCACTGTTCCGCTTGACCCACCCATTCTTACCGTGTACCGTTCACCGCTTAACCACGAGTCGTTTGGATCACTCCAAGCCGCTCATGGGGTTAAAAGGGAAAAGCCCTCTCCCCAGTATGTGCTGGTGTGGGAGGGTGTTCTTTTTTGTGGGGTTTGAAGATGACGGACTGAGTCTTGTGTTGTCTTATCAGAGAAGCTGTCAAGGGTTTCTTTTGAGTGCTTAGAAAATTCCATAAAACTTTTTGTTGACCCAGAATCCCAGCTGGAGTAGGGTATTCTCAAGGTTGAAGGAGACATTGCGAGTGTCCCTTCAGTCGCACCAAACCAAAAACAAAAACACCAAAAGAAGATAAAAATGGCAACCATCACTTCCCGTCCTAACGGTAGACTCCAAGCCTCTGTCATGGTTAATGGCAAGCGGCTCCGAAAAGACTTCGTCAACAAAATCTCTGCGGAGAGCTGGATCATCTCCCAAGAAGCCAACAACCTCCACAAGGAGACCGGAATCCCCTTCATCACCGTTCCCGATAACGCAGCTCCTGTAACTTGGCTGGAACTTTACACCGTGGTATACAACCGTGTGTGGAAAGGCAGCAAGGGTGAAGCTTCGGTCAAGGTGAATGCGAAAGCTGTGCTGGATCACTTCGGCATGGACACACCCTACCGTGATGTCACCACAGACAGCATTGACGGATTCATCTCCACACTGCAGCACAAGGGTAATGGGGATGGGACGATTAATCGCAAACTCGCTGCCATCTCCAAGATGCTACGGTTCGCTCACTCTCGTGGGTGGATTGAGAAGCTCCCCGTGATTGAACGCAAGCAGGAGCCCTTGAACCGTCTCCGGTGGCTCAGTGATGCTGAGGAGGCTGAGGTTTACCAGAGGTTCAGTGACATGGGATTCCATGACCTAGCCAACCTATGTACCTTCCTTGCCGACACCGGAGCCCGTGTGGGTGAGGCTCTCAAGCTTGAGTGGCGGGACATCGATGTGCAGCATAAGCTCGTCAGGTTCTGGGACACAAAAAACGGACAGGCTAGGTCAATCCCTGTGACTACACGGGTAATGGATGTACTTACTGAGACTGATGCTTTGGGACTGGGAGGAAGTGGCCCGTTCTCCCAGATCAAGCAGACCACCTTCAACCACAAATGGGTAGCTGTTCGTAAGGCAATGGGATTGGAACACGATGACCAGTTTGTCCCACACTCTCTTCGTCACACCTGTGCATCCCGTCTCGTGCAGAGGGGAGTGCCAATCCTCACCGTCAAGGAATGGCTGGGGCATAAGAGCCTAGCCATCACCCTGAGATACGCTCACCTCGCTCCTCAGCAACTCTTTGATGCCGTCAAGGTGTTGGAGAAGTAAACCACCATACCACCATGTCACATAAACCTGAAAACCAGCACCAGTTCAAAATTGACCTTGATACTAATGCAAAGGAGTACGTCACGGTAAACATGTACAGCCAAGCCACATTGGACGATGTTCTCTCAGCATTCACAGGATTCCTGAAGGCAGTCGGGTATTCAATACCTGAAGACTCTTTCCTCGACTTTATCAAAGAAGACTACAAAAACGATTATGACACCAACAACACCCACCACGCCAACTGACCCTCTCGATCATGTCTTTGAAGAATGGTACAACCAATTCGGAGTTCGCTACTACAGCAAGGACGGACACAAAGCTTACCTGAAATATGCATTCCTCTCCGGACTCGTTCACGGCGCAAACGCAGCCAACGCAGTACAACATCGGATTCCATCAAAAGGACGGAAAGCTGGACGGTCAATTTTTAGGTATCCCTAGTGCTTTAGTCCCAACCATGCTCAACCAACTCCCAAAACACTGGATTGCTATCATCTACTCTCTTCCCAAAAATGAACCCGTCTCAACCTACAGTCACTAGCCTCTACCCAGCCCTGATCCCCTACATTTGGGTCATGCTTGGCAACCTCAAAGCCAAAGGGCTCATTGGAACACCCCTATTTAGGAAAACCGTGTACCCAAAGAAAAACAAATGAAAATAAAACTGAAACTAGACAAAGATCAGGAAGACAAGCTCGTAGCTCAATCCATCAAGGAAGCCTACGAGAAAAACAAGCAGACCTTCTGGACGCACATAAACAAAGAAGATTGTTCTGAAATCCGAAAGGCTTGTCAGGTTGTATACCACTACTACACTGGAAAAGTTCTAAAATGACCACCGACACGCCACGAACGGATGCCGTTATTCAATCGCCAAATTCTTTTTTCATGGTGAGAGTCGAAAACCTATGCCGTGAGCTAGAGCGAGAGCTAACGCAGATCCGCAATGCCCTTGGTGATGATGGTCAGCGAACTCACAAGGAACTTCTTGAGTTGGCTTCAAAGGCTTCTCACTGGCGTGAATGGAAGAAGAAATATATCGACCTGCGAAACGCTCACATAGCAGAGGGTCAAGACCCCGCTGGAACAATCTGGGAACACGCAGACAAAATTCAGCAAGAGCTAAAGGCATCTAAAGCCGAGGTCGAGAGGCTGAAGGCACAACTAACATTTGGCTTGACACCTGACAAAACCAACCAGTAAAATTACCGAAATTATGGGAGTTAGTAAACCACGCACTCAAGGTAAAGGAGATGGAAGACGCGACAACTTCAAAGCGTTCAGCGCCGGCATCAAAGCTATCCAGAAACCTTCAAACTGGACACCTCACGGCACCGTGTTCCTCCGCAAAAACAACCGAACTGTGGTGAAATATGGGTAAAAAGCCCTCCAAGGACATCATCCCGGTTGAACCTAAAGCGCCGGCAAAGATGGGAAGACCATCAAAATACTCTGATGAGATTGCCTACAAGATCTGTGAAAGGATCGCCGCTGGCGAATCGCTCCGACATATCGCCATGATTGAGGGAATGCCCTGCGTGGACACAATCAGGGAATGGGTAAGAGATAAGAAAGACTTTTCCGCACAATACGCGCGCGCGAAGGAGCTTTCCGCTGATTCCTTCCTAGAGCAAATCCAAGAGATTGCCCATGACGGGCGGAATGATTGGGAGGTCATAGAATCCGAGCGCACAGGACAGGATCGCATCGTCCTCAACGCTGAAGCAGTCCAACGCAGCCGACTCCGGGTGGACACCTTGAAATGGGTCATGTCCAAGCTGGCACCCAAGAAGTACGGGGAAAAGGTGGAGCATGAGGTGAGCGTGACCAACTACAAGGTGACTCTAGGTGGCGACTACTAAAGAAATCGAAATCGAGATCAAGCCCCGCAAGCAGTTTCGGCCCTTCTTTGAAACTGACAGGCGCTTCTCTGTGATCCTTGCCCATAGGCGAGCCGGCAAGACGGTTGCCTGTATCCAGAAGTGCTTCATCAAGTGCATGACTCACAAGCGCCCTGGGCCTCCCGTGCGGGTAGCCTTCATGTCTGGCACCTTTGGTCAAGTCAAGGACACGGCATGGGCCTATGCGAAGGACTACGCTAGGAAGGTGGGGGATTGCAGGGTCAATGAGTCGGAGTTGACCATAGAGTTCTCCAACAAGGCGGTGCTGAAGCTCCTCTCCTCGGAGAATGCGGAGCGCATCCGTGGGCAATACTTCGACCTGGTGGTGAGCGACGAGACGGCAGACTGCCCGCCCAATGTTTTCCATTCGATCATCAGGCCGGCACTTGCCGACATGAAGGGGGATTTCTGCGCGATTGGGACGCCAAAAGGCAGGAACCATTTCTGGAAGATGTGGAACGCTGCCCTCAATGATCCCGATTGGTTCACCCTGCGGGTCACGGCAGATGAAAGCGGCATCATTGATCCCTCTGAACTGGAGGGGATCAGGAGGCAGACGCCCGATGCCATCTTCAGACAGGAGTTCCTATGTGACTTCTCCGTGGGTCGGATCGGTGCCATCTATGCGAGGTTGCTTGAGGATGCCCGTAATCAGCGCCGAATCTCCAACGACACCCTCTGGCACAAAGAATGCCCGGTCTACACCTCTTGGGATGTGGGCATGGCACTCAATCAGCGGGTCTGGTGCTGGCAGATCATCGGGGACAGGATCGTGTTCCTTGAATCCCTCTTCGGAGACCATGAATGCGGGACGCCTGCGGAGTGGGCGGAACGCTTGAGGAGCCGGGGATACTCTTATGGCAGCCATTTCATTCCCCATGATGCGGCAACAACCAATGGAGGTCTCTGGGAGCAATCCCTGCGGA